GCTTTAGGGACAGCAGCAGAAGTTGCTGGTACACCCGCAGCTGCAGCTCTGTTTGCCGCAGATACGATTCGTAGAAATATTAGAGAGGGACAAAGTTTAGCTGATGCTGTTGTTGATCCTTTAGTTGGTGTAGATTTATTATTACCAACGGCCGCATCAAGAATTTCACCAGGAGTAATGAGAGGTGTTTTAGGTTTAGGCAAAGTTGGACGTGCGTTTACACCTGTTGGTGCAGCGTTAGCTATAGCCGGACAAGGACAAGAATTTTATAATCAATATAAAGCTTTACAAGAATTAAAAGAACAAAACCCTAGAGCGTATGAAGAATTTATGGCAACTCGTGTAACTGATCCTTTAACTGCAGAGGAGTTAGCAGAAGTAGAAGAAAATTTATAAAAATTATGGGCGGTCTTGCATCATTACCTTTGGTTGGAAAATATTTTAAACTTGCAGAGCCACTTTCTAAAGCAGCACCTGTCGCTACAGAAAGTGTAAAACTTGGTTTTGATAAATTTATGGTTTTAGTAAATAAAATAAAATCACTTGGTGATGATGTTACACCACAAAGATCAACTATTGAGAGAGAAAAAGTTACTGTCTATCAAGGTAAAGATGGCTCTCAATATGAATTAATAGAAGATTTAAATACAGGTAATAAGAGAGTTACAAAAGATAAACCCGGCATAGCAACATCTGGAGATAGATCTTACGACACAATAGACAATAGAACAGTTATGGAATATACAAAAGGAGAAACTATACCCGGTAAGAAAAAAGGAACTAAAGTTGCAGATCAATATGATGAATATGAGGAAGTTGCTGGTGTAGATGGTACGTTTGATGATGTTGATAATGTTCGAGAAACGGTTGTAAAAGAAATTGAAGATGAGCTTAAATAAACTAACAACAGGAGCACCACCTAAAAGAGGGCCTAATCCGAAGGGGTTGAATATCCCTCCTAAAAAGGTTAGAGTGGTTCGATTGGAGAAAATAAATGGCAGACGTAGACAAGGCTCTTCCAAACGTTGAGCAAACTATAAAAATACCTAGTCCAGAGGAATTACAGGTAGAATTAGAACAGACACAAAAAGAACCACAAGCACCTGTCGACGTTCAAACAAACGAAGATGGTAGTGTTGATATTAATTTTGATCCATCACAAGTAAATTTAGAACAAAGCCAAGATCATTTTTCTAACTTAGCAGAATTATTACCCGATAATATTCTTGCACCTATTGGTCAAGAGTTAGCTGCAAACTATCAAGATTATAAATCTTCAAGAGGAGACTGGGAAAAAGCATACACATCAGGATTAGATTTACTAGGTTTCAAATACGAAAGTAAAACAGAACCATTCAAAGGTGCCTCTGGTGCCACGCACCCTGTACTAGCAGAAGCTGTTACACAGTTTCAATCATTAGCTTATAAAGAATTATTACCAGCACAAGGTCCTGTGAGAACACAGATTATTGGTTTACCAACAGCAGACAGAGAACAACAAGCTCAACGTGTAAAAGATTTTATGAATTACACAATTATGTCTGAGATGAAAGAATATGAAGCTGAGTTTGATCAAATGTTATTTTATTTACCGTTGTCAGGATCTGCATTTAAAAAAGTTTATTATGATTCTGTAATGGGTAGAGCTGTTTCTAAATTTGTACCTGCAGATGATTTGGTTGTACCGTATACTGCAACATCATTAGAAGACGCAGATGCAATTATACACACAATAAAAATTTCTGAAAACGAATTAAGAAAACAACAAGTAGGTGGTTTCTATAGAGACATAGAATTAAATCCTGCTCACATAAATGAATCAGCAACAGATAAAAAAGAAAGAGAACTAGACGGCACAAGAAAAGGTAAAGATGAAAAAATGTATTCTTTACTAGAGTGTCATGTAAATTTAGACATTGACGGATTTAATGACGTCACTGCTGAAGGCGAACCAACAGGAATAAAATTACCATACATAGTTACAATTGAAGAAGCTTCAAAAGAAGTTTTATCGATTAGAAGAAACTACGATCTTAAAGATCCAATGAAAAAGAAAATTGACTACTTTGTACACTTTAAGTTTTTACCAGGACTTGGTTTTTATGGTTTTGGTTTAATTCACATGATTGGTGGATTATCTAGAACTGCAACATCAGCTTTAAGATCACTACTTGATGCAGGAACTTTATCTAATTTACCTGCTGGATTTAAAATGCGTGGTATAAAAATGAGAGATGAGTCTCAATCTATTCAACCTGGAGAGTTTAGAGATGTAGATGCTCCTGGTGGAAACTTAAAAGATGCTTTCATGACTCTCCCTTTCAAAGAACCATCGCAAACATTATTAGCACTTATGGGTGTCGTGGTACAAGCAGGTCAAAGATTCGCTTCAATAGCAGATCTGCAAGTGGGTGATGGGAACCAGCAAGCAGCAGTAGGCACGACAGTGGCTATGCTGGAAAGAGGAAGCAGAACAATGTCTGCAATACACAAAAGATTGTATGCCTCTATGAAAAAAGAATTTAGTTTATTAGCAAGAGTTTTTAAGTTATATCTACCTCCAATCTACCCCTATGATGTCATCGGAGGACAGAGGCAAATCAAACAATTAGACTTTGATGATCGAGTAGATATATTGCCAGTTGCAGATCCAAACATTTTTTCCCAAACACAACGGATCTCCCTCGCACAGACAGAGATGCAACTGGCTGCCTCGAATCCAGCTATTCATAACCAATACGAAGTGTACAGAAACATGTATGAAGCGTTGGGTGTAAAAGATATTGATTTAATTTTAAAAAAACCACAGCCGCCTACACCAAAAGATCCAGCGTTAGAACATATTGATGCGTTAGCAGGCAAACCTTTTCAAGCTTTTCCTGGTCAAGATCATCAAGCACATATCACAGCGCATTTAAACTTCTTACAAACAAATATGGTAAGAAATGCACCGATGGTTGGAGCTGCAATACAGAAAAATATACTTGAACACATTAGTTTAATGGCACAAGAACAAATAGAATTAGAATTTAGGGAAGAATTACCTAGATTAGCTCAAATGATGCAACAAGCACAGATGAATCCACAGATGCAAAGAGAGGCAATGGCACTTCAACAACGTATTGAAGGCAGAAAAGCAGAGTTAATTGCTGAAATGACCGAAGAATATATGAAGGAAGAGACAAGAATTACTTCTAAATTTGGAAATGACCCTATTGCAATGCTTAGAGCAAGAGAATTAGACCTACAAGCACAAGAAAATGCTAGAAAACAACAAGAAGGTGAAGAAAGAATCAATCTTGACCGTATGAGAGCGATGATGAACAAAGAAACACAAGACGAAAAGCTCGATCAAAACGAAAAATTAGCAAATTTACGTGCTGATACGTCTATTGAGAAGACAATTTTAGCAAACGAATTAAAAAAGGAGTAATTTATGGCATGGTTTAGTTTAGCAAAGATCGCATTACAAGCTGGAAGCAAAATTTACAGCAATAGACAAAAAACTAAGATGGCAATGTCTGATGCACAGCTAATGCACGCAGAAAAAATGGCCCGAGGAGAAGAAGCTTACCAAGGTAAGCTGCTAGAGGCTAGGCAATCGGACTGGAAAGACGAATTCGTGTTGGTTATATTAACAATCCCGATATTAGTGCTCGCTTGGGCAGTTCTAAGCGAAGATCCGGAGGCGATGGACAAGGTAAAATTGTTTTTTGACTATTTTTCTACTTTACCAAGTTGGTTTACTAACTTATGGATACTTGTAGTTGCGTCAATTTTTGGTATAAAGGGTACACAGATATTTAGAAACGGAGGCAAAAAATAATGAAAAAAAATTTAAAACCAATTCCTGCAGGCAACAAAGGATTACCAAAACTACCTAAAGCAGTAAGAAACAATATGGGTTTCTTAAAAGCAGGTGGTATGGTTAAAGATAAAAGATCAAAATTTATGGGTGGTGGTATAGCTTATAAAGGTGGTGGTATGGCTATGCCTAGAGTAAAAAGAGCTGGCGGTGGACCAGGTCTATACGCAAACATTGCTGCTAAAAAAAGAAGAATTGCAGCAGGTTCAGGTGAAACTATGAGAAAACCAGGATCTAAAGGAGCGCCAACTGCAGCTAATTTTAAAAGAGCAGCACAAACGGCGAAATCATAATGGCAAAACTTTGTCCAAGAGGAAAAGCAGCAGCAAAAAGAAAATTCAAAGTATATCCTAGTGCGTATGCTAATATGTATGCATCTGCAGTTTGTTCTGGAAAAGTCACACCAGGTGGTAAAAAAGGCAAACGTAAAAAAGCTGCTGGCGGTGGTTTCATGGCTAGAAGATTAAACGGTTATGGCTAAAAAAGGTCTACGAGCATGGGTGAAAGAAAACTGGGTCGATA